TTATTATAACGTTGTTACTTTATAACATTACATATAAGGGTTGAATGGTAGTGACTTCGTGCCAGCCGAGCTCATACTCTGCGGCTGCTGCATAGGTACCGGCAGATGACTGATGTCATTTAAATAATAATAATAATGATCAACTGCTGAAAGAATATGAGGAACAGACCAATCTGTCACTTTCTTATTTAAATCATCCACCTGTTCGGCAATATTATTCGGCAAGTTCCGGGCATATTGGTAATAAATCCCGCGCATAACAATCTTCAGTTCATCTACACTTTGTTCATCTATCACATATCCCTTCGGCTTGCTCTGGTTGAACACTTCTTTCCGAATGGAATTTTGTATAGCTTTGATATTTGTAGCAGAAAAGAATGCTTTTGTGAGATTATTAGATTCCCAATTACCGCGAAGCATATCATCCTCAAAATTATTCTCAACGGCGGTCTGGTGAGTATAAGCTGGAAAATTATCAATTGCACCACCGGCACCAGCCGCTGGATTTAGATTAACACGGCCATTTTGCCCACCTGATCCTAAACTTGTAAAGGGTAAAGTAATGGGTGTAGTCATTCTATATTCTAAAGATAATTCTAAATCCGGAATACCGGCTCACATTTTCTCGCGTTTTTTTTCTTTTATATGAATATAATAAATGACGTCAGTCGGTGTATCTACTCGCCTAGTTTCAAGTGATAACGAGTTTTACATTAACCTCGCCCCGCTGAATGACAGAATCCTCTCCCTCAACACGACAACGGGTGCGAAGACGTTCACCCCGCTCCCGTGGGTAAGCACAGGGGCGGCGGCGACGACGGCGGCGGGCTGGGCGGCCAACACGTCTACGCCTACAGGCATGATCTCAACGGCTGGTGGTGCTCTCCTGAAGGATCTTGGAAAGTCATACGTCTCCTCTGGCCGCTCGTTCCGCAAGGTTCAGCTCGTTGTTCCCCAGTACAACAACGGCACGACCTCTACGTTCGGCGTTGCGGGCCTCGGTGGCTCAGCGATGCCCAACATGGACTACCTGACTGGCTATATCGAGGTTGGCTTTGATGCCGCTACCCGTGGCACTCACCCCGCCGAGCCGTTCGGCCCGACGCCGGTTGCCAAGTGGGGCCGGTAAATACCAGAATACGGCTGAGTTTTTATATCAATTATATTCATTTTCTTTTAAAAAGAATATAATTGTTTTCATAGTACACGATAGATATGACATACACATTCCTTTTTTACATCTTCTTATGTTTTGTTATTGGAGCTGGAGGAAGTTATGTTCTTTTTTCTAGCGGGCGCATCCTAGCAGCTATCTTATATTTTATAGGCATACTTGCGATAGAAGTGTATTTCGGCACTCAATGGTTTACCTTAAATGGAGATAAGATTCAGGCTTCATCAGGTCCATGGCCGCCAGCTATTAATGTATGTCCTGATCTCTTATCACTTTACAAGCATACTGATGGAACACCTTACTGTGTAGATACAATTGGTGTAACAAATGGATCATTTAAGAAGTGGCTAGGAACAGTTGATACTACTAATTATAATAACGCAGTCAGACTTTATACAGGAACGGATGCTGAGCAACGTAAAAAGAATTTATGCGCTGATATGAAGAAATATGGTTTAACATGGGAAGGTGTATATGATGGAACAACTTGTTTAGGAGGAAATCCACCGTTACCGGCTTAGAGAAATCTACAGAAGAAGAGAAGATGTTAGGGCAAACACACTGTTTGTATCCGGATCTTGAAAAACAAATCACAGATTGGATCCAAACACGATCAGTTCCTGCTGCGCTACTACTTGGTTCACCTGGTGTTGGTAAAACAACGCTTGCGCATCGTGTATTCGAAGCTTGTTCTTTAAAAATACTTGAATTTAATGCAAGTCATACACGCAGCGGAACTTCATTTCGCAAAGTCATTGTACCTCTTCTCCGAGAGGGTGGTATTCTCCATATGGTTGAAACAGGCAAAAAAGGTGGTATTGGTATCCTCTTAGATGAGATTGATGGTCTTAGTAATGGTGAACGTGGTGGTCTTCAAGAACTTCTGACCTATCTTAAATCACCTGAAGCACTCGTTGGACGACCGCTTATTCTTATCAGCAATACATTGGATACACGTGCTCTTCAACAAATAGCAAAACACTGTCTAACATTGCGTATTGATGGAGCAAAAAAGTCTATTCTTGAAGAGTGGTTGGGGCGAACTATTCCAGATGGTATGACAACAGATCTACGCTCTCTAAAACGCCAATTATCTGGATATGAAAAGGCAGAGGATGACATTATTATTCCAGATGGCGTTGTTCCAGTTGCTTGGTGGTCAATTTGGCAGGATTCAGATCCAGCACTGGAACTGGATATTGAAAACAATGAAGGCAATCTTGCCAGTTTAATTTCACTGGAAAACTTACCAGAACGGATCGAAGCGCATTTTGGATCCACACCTGAAGCCTGGAAACTCTATCTATCTCTTTTTGAAGCATATCGTACATCAGACCAAGGAGACTTCTGGGCCTTTTTTTATCAATGCTGGAATATTTTACCGCTGAGTTTGAAGCTGAAACTGAAACACATCAGTATGCGTCTGAGTACAGAGGCTCCAATTGATACAGCCCCTATTGAAATAGATAAAATGCGATATACACCTGTTCTTACCAAGCAATCAGCTATGTTTAATGCGTGGAAACTTCTCTGTGAACTCTCAGATACACACAAAGTACCAGTTAGAATGTCTCCTATGTATGCAAATACAGAACTTTTTAGAGGCGGAATAAAACCTGATAGAATTCGACGCTTAGAGGCAATCTCTATACAAAAACTATATAATAGTTTAGCTTAAGACTTACTTTGCGGCTAATTCAGTTAACTTTTAAAATTACCGGTAATACAGGTAATATAGATATGGTTGATATAGTTTTATCTGGAACCCCTATTTCAAATAAGTTACCACTTGATATAAATACACTATATTTAATACGTAAAACTGAATATAATGATTTTACTAAATTACTAGCAAATGTTATTCAAGAAAACTTCTTAAAAAAGAATAAACAAGAAATGTTAGAGGCTCTTCTTGAACCTAACAAATTTTTACTAGATGGCGATGGATTAATGATGAGTTTATTAAAAAATAAAGCAAAACATATATATAATATTTTTAAAAGTATTCCTGGATTTATCTATATTCTTAAAAAAAAAATAATTCCTGTAGCAAGTTATAATACACAATTATTACAACTCTTATTGGGATTAGATAACATAAAATTATTATATTCAAATGAACACTTCAAGCTTCTTTTAGATAATCCAGATGAAAATAAAGAAGAAATTATATCTACTATGATTTCATGTATGATCCATAATTCTTTTATTGAACAAAATGTTGATAGAAGAATTAATAAAACACGGCGTATACGTAGAATTTATTCAGCAGATAGCATTTCATCTGAATGAACTAACTTATAAACACTCAGAGGCTCCTTTCGTCCTAGACGATAGGCGCGTCCGAGAATTTGTTTCTCTTCTTCCACATTCATCGAGTGGAGAAGAATAATATGTGTGGCAGCTGTAATTGTCAATCCAGCTCCAGCATGCATACTATTTAAGAGAAGACAGCGCAGATCCCCGCGTTGGAACATATTTAGAGTATGCTGAATAACATCCTTCGTTCCCTTTACCTCTCTAACTCCATGAATACCTACAGCCTCCAGCTCAGATGTAATCTGAATAAATGGATTATCGTAGCGACTGAAAACCAGAAATTTTCCACTGGGATTTTCCTGAAAAAGTTTGATCAGCGCCTCCTTTTTAAGAGGGGGTTGATTAGGCTCTTCCTTTGGCTTTATAACTTCCATAGTATTTGTATCTTTAATTCTCTTCAACTCAGTGGGATTTGTAATCTTACGACAGAGTGGGCAGTCCAGCTTACGTGCTAAACTCTGAAGCATACACGCAGCACAGAAAATTCGCTGACAACATTTTGTTAGAACAGCGTCTTGAGGTTCATCAAAACAGATAGGACATACTTCCTTCTGATAATTTTCAATGCGCTCTTTAATATTACGTATCTGCTCTTCTAGATGTTCTATCTTCGACTTTAATGATGTCAATGCCTCTTCTTTTGCTTGAGGGGTTGAATATTCTCTTTCTGCCTTATATGCATAATCACGACGCAACTGAGCAAGCGCTTTCATTCTGTTCTCAGTTACAGCATCTACTAAGCTGGTTGTTTGTTCAGCGCTAACTCCCAGAAGCTGGAGCGCTGACTGAACATCTCCAGCATGTAGAAGATTTCTTACCTCTGGTGAAATAACACCAGAAACAAGCTGGTAGGAAATAGGTGAACGACATAATACTGTATAACGATGAAGAGGTGGAAGTGAGATCGACTCAGCTATAAATTTTGTACTACATCTAACTACAAGATGACCACGAAGAGGATGATTAGGAAGTAGGATGCGTCTTAAAAAAGGCACAGATACAACATGATATCTAAATGTATAATAAGGATTACGACTTATATAATTAGAGTGAAATTGTTCAGAAAAATCTGGATGAAATCGTGTATTTTCACAAAAAACATGAGCATGTAATAAATTATAACCGATCCAGAGATTTATACCTGGGTATAATAAATTTGGCCAGCTTGCTGAAATAAACCAGAGAAATTTTGTCTGGGGGAGAGGACATAATCCTGAAATATGTATTGAATCAGCTTCATCTATATACACTCTACGAAATCTTACAATATTATATGTTTTATTTATAAATTCTTTATACAATGTATTTGAAATTAAAACAACATCTGCTTCATTCAGATGGTTCCAAAAATTACTTTCTAAATTACGTTTTGTTGTTATATAAAATGTTTTTAGATTTGTTTGATCTTTTATATATCCACACCACTGTCGATATAAAGTATGAGGAACGACAAGTAAGCACGCATTACAGTCCGATAAATCACTATATTGCCTTTCCATACTATATAAATATGGAGAACATGGCATAGAAAGCTGAGGCATTTTAGGAATAAATGCTGTAGTTGCTTTCAGATGTGCTATTTGTCCTAATACAGATAAACTTTTTCCAACACCCACGCCATCTCCTAAAATAGACCAAGATCCATAAAGGGTCTGTCCAGAAATATCCATGCCATTTGAAAGCTTCTTCTCCTGATCTAACATAGAATAGATGGCAGCAGACTGATGTGATCGAAGAGGTACTTTTAGATAAATATTTGATGTCTCAACACGTGGAGAATCAGTCGTTAATTCATTTAAATAGGGTTGGTTTAATATTTTCAGAGCAATTAAACTCTGTTCTGTGATGAAAACTGACATCTTCTAAATGACAAACCTCCATATCGTTTAGGCATTTGCAAAAAATTCGCGCAGCGAACTATCTCTAATAAAATCTTTTATCTTCATCGATGTCTTCTTTACAAATGGATTTACTTCATCACGCAGTTTTTTCTTGTCAAATGTATTCTCACTGTGACTTATTACAAGCATAAGCTTCATCGGGTCAAGTTGAATCATAGGATGTGAGTAATTATCTAGAAATGAACGTTCCTCTGCGTGTGTAACCGTTTCATCATATGTGTGTGTATTCGCATATGATTTACGCCAAGCCATTGTACCATTTGTTGCATGGTTCGCATGATAAGGACCCAGCTTATAAATTGTATGATTGTCTGAATAATACATATTTATCTCAGAACTTCCTGCTAGTTCCATAGCAGGTCGTCTTTTAAAAGCAGTTACAGCTGAATATACACGCTCTGGAAAATAGAAATCATCATCATCCATTGCTACAATAATTTCACCCTTTGCCTCTTTATTTAGGCGATTTCGCTTTGCGCCAATATTCTTTTTTTCCTCTTCGTAAATATATTGTAAATTTGGCAATTTATGTATATTTTCTAGAAATATATCTTGCACTTTATCACTACCATCATCATACACAATCCATTCCATGCGATCTTGAGGATATGTCTGTGATAGGAAACATTTAATTAATGATGGTATGAATCTTCTTCTATTGTATGTCGGTGTAATGACCGATACAAAAGGAAAATTTATTTCATGGATAGTCTTCTTCTTTGGTTCGCTCATCTTCTTAGATTCAGTAACTTCTGATTAAGCCTTCGCATTTTTAGAAATTGTGCTCATTAACATAGTACCTAACCCTGTCGGTAATTTAGGTATAGAAGGTAATCCAGCCAAGCTGGCTATACTAGGCGGAGGCGCAGGAGCAGGCGCAGGCGCAGGAGCAGGCGCAACAGCAGCATTTGCAGCAATTATATTCTTCACTACAGCCTCTGAAGCTACCATAGGAGTTGCTATAGGTTCAACAGGAACTGGCTCAACATATAATGATTTATAACTGAAGAGCCCTCTATTATTTCCTTCAATTAATGGTGCCAAGATTGAATGAAAAACAATCGGTTCTCCATTTATTAATCTCTTTATCGCAAATCCAAAAGAGACAGGAAATAAAATAGATCCATAAATTAAATAATATATTCTAAGAGCTGGATGTAAATTTATAGCCGCATTACTTGAAAGAGATCCTCCCAATAATGCTAAGATAACAATTACAAATATCATTAAGTAAAACATAAATTTTTTAAATGTATCACTTAATAATCGTGTAAATGAAAATGGTCTACTCCTCTCTTCTTTTTCAAGTTTCTCTTTTTTTGCTTTTTCAGCCTTTTTAGCAGCTCCTTCACCTTGTGCTGTTTTTACAAGATTGTTTATTTTAAGAGTGAGATCAGCCTTCTTCGCTAAAATACTACTGGGACTAAGACCAGCGGCCTTCGTAGAAAATGTCTTTGACTCAGCAAGTAATTTATCAAGTTCTTTCTTTGTAGCATCACTTACGCCGGGAATTTTATTAATTATAGCTTGTGTGCTAGCTGCTTTTGATACAGTATCCCGTAAACTACTAAGTGAACTCTCAGCTTTCTTTCGAAAATCTGCAAGTAAAGTATCTGAGTTTGGATCATAAAGAGAAGAAAATATTTTGTTTCCAAGTAAACTTGTAATCATATCCATCTCAACTCTTCTTACCCGTGAGACTTTTATAGAGCATACTTTAATCCACCCATGCCAGATGCAACCTCAAAGAAGTTTATATTTTCTACATAAATTCTTAGATCATATGTATAATTTGTATTCACTGGTAAAGGATATACATCAACTTCTACCTGAAAATTGCGAATACGACTTGCATTTATACTTCCAGAAGGCTGAGCAGAAGGGCTATGAAGAGAAAAACTGAAAATTGGTATAAGTGATTTTGCTGATCCTGATATACATCTAAATGGAGTTATCTTCGTAAAATAATCAATCGGTTTCTCCTCTTGAATTTCATTTCCATCACATAGAACACGAAGGCTTCGAAGAGTATTTAATTGACCCTGTGGAATAAGTAGACCCGAAGAAAAACCACTTATATTAATAGGAGTTTGACCTGGTGTCGGCAAATAAGGTGGACGGGGATAATTCCACCAATTTGTAAAATTTGAAAAATCATTTCTAGAGGCAGCATCAGAACGTTGAGTTATAAAAAGAAGACGTGTAATTGGATTATGCGTCTCTAGATCAAGTATTTGTCGATTATATAAGCCTGCTGTAGGATACATAGATGTTTGATAAATCAAATATGACAGTTGCTGTGTAGCAAATAGAGTTTGTTCTTCTTTTGGAAGATATACATAGGTTGATTGAATACGAGGATAGAAGAACCAAGTATTCAGCGCAGGTGCTTTTGTTCCAAAATCTGTTAGGAAATTTTTGATCTGGCCAGATAAATCGGTTGTAGTTCCATATTGAGGATTGTTCATACGAATATCATCAATTACTGAATTCATTCTGAAATTTGGAGCTACACGAAATCCAGACGCATCTAAATATGTATAAAGCTGCTCAATCGGATTGAGCGTTATTTGAACTTCACAGTCATGAAGCTGTAATCCAACAAGAGGAAGTGCTTGTGTTGATGTGTCAGAAAACCAGAACGGAAGAGGTACATGAACCTCTTGGCCAAAAATAGAAGGGCGATTAGGTAAAGAAGAAGGATATACACTGGGATATCCAGATGAATTTGTACCACCCGCATACAATCCATTTGCGGGATCTGAGAGTTCATTCGTATCTCCAACAAGAACTCGCCATTTCTCAAACTTGTCTGCATCGTAATCAGCAACCGCTTTTGCCATTAAATATGTACCATCAAATTCCTGTATCTTTTGACCACCTACAAAAAACGCAGCATTATTTATCAGCGCCGCACCAATGTATCGTACCCACTGAAATTGGAACTGTGATGTCCTCTGTGGAGTAGGTGTAACATATTTGCTGTAAATATCTGGAAGTTGAAATGTAAAATACATATCTGAGAGAAGATCGCCAATACGTTGTATTTTCGCCCGTACTTTTATCGTTTGATCGAAAAATAACTCATTCGGGCCATCCATTGCAGTTGTAACATTCTCCGTTGAAAAATGACTATATCTGCGAAATGCCTTATAAAAATAAGTCATCTGTGGAGTTCCAGATAGCAAAATATTTTGAGCACCATATGCGACGAGTACTATGAGACCCCCACCTGTCATTCTCTTGTTACTTATTAGTTTTCTTATCTCTTTACATCATGCTTGGACGCCATGCGTCTTTTCAAGATGAAATAATTATGATTTGTAATTTGTTGTCCACCATGTATCGGCTAAATAAGAAGGCATATCAGTTGATGCCGTCTTCACCACACTTGAGGGACCCGCATGTAATAAACTCTGTATCTCTGTAAAAGACAAAGCATACCGGGTGTAAATAAACTTACTCATCAAACCATTAAAAGCGCCAGATACTGTAAGAGCATTTCCACTTAATCCAGGCGTTTGCGAACCTTGTGTAAAATGCGCATTTGAAAAAAGTATAATGTCTTGGTAATTTAAATATGGAAGACTTGTGTCAAAACGCATTTTATTTGTTAAATTGCCATTTATGTGAATTTCAAGAGCGCCTTTATGACAATTTAGAACAACATGTACCCATTTCTTTACAGGAATATTTGTAATATCTACATAATTATAGGGCTTCTCATATGTAGTCATAACAATCCGAAGTGAATTTGTATTCCCTACAACAAAGACACCGGGACCCATTAAAGGCCATACACATCCATATCCTTTATGCCATACATGATAAAGTTCATTATTTCCTGTATTAAATGTAGATGGATTTATAAATATAAAAAATGAATAAGCAAATTCAGTACCACTCGGTTCATTTTGAGACATTAGAAGTGTCTTGGCGTCGGGGTATATATTAGCATTTTGATGAATAACAAGAGCCTTATCTTGCGATGATGCCGTATAATCCATTAATACTTGAAAACGCTCGGAAAATGACTGTAAACCATTATAGATCGCCTGTGATGTAAAAAAAAAGATAAGAATTGAAACTAAGATGACTGTTACTAGGAAAACCTCTCCAAATGGTGATTTACTAGAAAGACTTGCTATAAAACCAGGATTTTGATACTGGGACATCTAGTTTTCAGTGTGTTTTTTTAATTCGACTGTTTAGTAAAAAAACTAGAGACATACGCCCACATATTTAGACCAGGCGGTGAAGGACCTGTCATATACATATTGTAGATAGTGCTAGGATTTATAGCATAATTAAATGTGGAAACTTGAGTGATATATCCATCGAAACCACCCCTATCTACAAGTTTCACAGTTTGCGTACCTGATGTATCAACTTTGAAATAGCTTGGTAATACACATGACCGTACTAATTTTCCGTCCATATACACATCTGACACATTACCATTCAGAACAATTGACACTTGTACCCAGCGTTGTAAATCAATCTTATCAATACCACATGTTGTAAGTGCAGAGTCTGTGAGTGCTCCAGCATTAGCACTAAAGAAAGTTTTTTCAGCATCCTTATATAATACAGAAGTAGAACTGCCGGATGCATCTAGTGTATCGATTGTAACAGAAAGTGAATTTGTAGCAGCACCTAATGAAACAAGAAGTGTAGAAAAGGTCGGGCCACCAATTTCAAGTACATGTTTATTTAGATTTTGTCTATATGTCCATCCTGTAATATATAACCAAAAATTCACACTATACTCTCCACCCTCATACATCCGTGCTTGGTTAGTGTAATTTTTGACACCTTGATTGGCCGTTATTTGCGTCGATTGAATAACTGAACTCGTAAGCGTAGTTGAACCGGAAAAATACTGATACGAATAATAAAGAATAACAAGTGCTATGACAATTACAAGTAAATTTATAAAACCAGATAACACTGCTCCATTATTTGTGGGAGAACTTCTCTGTGGATCCATCTATTATTTCATTATAAATATAAAATAACATCCTGATTAAAAGTTAGAGAAGTAAATTTCTTTAACTTTTAACTCTCATCTATATATCATGCCGTGATTATGCGTAATTATGCGTAATTATGCGTAATTTGTATTCCATTCAAGCCAGGGCTTAGCAGGGCGCATCGTAGGTGGTTGAACACAACCACCAGATGGACAAAAACTAACCGATGGCATTTTTATATTATTAAGACTAGATCCAATTCCCGTTTGTAGATAAGAAAGAGGTCCCGTATTTACATAAGGAACACCGCGTGCATCTGTTATCTGACTATAGGTTGAAGCAATCTGTGAACCTGACTGAGATGATGGGTTAAGACTAAAAAGTGTTGCTTTTCCATTAAGAGAAGTATTTCCACATGATACATTTGTCTCGGATATTGTTCTCGCAATAGGATAATTAGTCTGTTGTGATAAAACAACTCCATTATTATAATAAATATGAAATCTACGCCCATCTCGTACAATAGTAATCATAGTCCATTTTTGAAGAGGAATAGGTGGTAACGCAAAAACTTCATTATATAAATAATAAGAATTACCTAAAGGATCTATCAGCATACGCGGTGGAGGTTTTCCTGGCCCATCATATAAATTACCACTGGCATCATATAAATTACCACTGGCATCATATAATTGACTGCTGGTATCAAAAGAACTTGACTGTGTACGAATTGAAAGTTGTGCCATTGCTTTGCCTTGTCTTCCCGCATCCGGAGCTGGAAGAATTTCTAGAGTACAGGTATCACCAATTTGAAGAATTGGTATATATCCTGTTCGTCTACAGCTATCACAGTTGAGTGTTTTACAACTACATACATCAAAACGACCTGTTACACAGCTTGGATACCCTTCTTTATCACATAACATTGCCGTAGATGTGCGTTGAAGAGGATCTATGTAAACGAAGCCTTGAAAGGTTGAAGAATTGTTTAGTTCAAATTCAGAGGGACTATCAAAAATGCTTGAAGATAAAGATAAATCAAATACTTTAGCATTCGTTTTCGTAGGCACTGAGTAAAAAATTGTAGGATAAACATACAGTATAATTAATAAAATAAGTATAACTATTATTGAAACATATAGGACAATCATCTCTAAAGTTTATTATGTAAAAAAAGTGGAAGAGGAAAGAGGGATAAGCGTCTGAAGTTGCGTGATTGATAATTCGTGCGGCCAATAATATAAAGTTCCAACCTTAATAGAAGTATCAAGCGGAGGATAGAAATAATTTTTTTGCAATGGAGTATTCATAGGAGTAATTGGTTTATTTACAAATATATAAGTTGAATTTAGTTTTCCATCAATATATACTTCAGCATAGTTTGTAAGATATGCAACTGTTAAACGGAATGGTTTTCCTAGTTTTATATTTTTGATAGTAGCTATAATTTCAACTGATTTTGTAATACCACTGTTAGAACTTGTTATTCCTACAACATTCAAGTCATTTGTATTACTGCTAAGATATACAATTAAATTAGAATTTGAAAATAAAGTTTTGAGGTTTGATACTGAAATAGTAGTAGAACTTGGTAAGATTAGAGGAGTAAATGCCTCATATAAAATTATACGAGGGACGGTTCCACTTGAATAATCCGATTTAATATATATCTCAAATGAAACAGTATAATAGATATCTGATGGATTTACAGTTGTTGTTACACCAGTCAAACTTGTAACCCCAGCTGGTTCTGATACTAGTGGAGGAGCTTTTAACCAACCACTTTGCATATCTGGTTTTGAAGTAGGTTTATCTGGTTGAACCATATTAAAAATAGGATATATTGTGAAATTAATAAATGTGAGAATTAATAAAATAATAAATAGGAAACTGCTCATATAAAAGAAAAATGCCATTACTCCACTTGTAAATGCTGACTTTGTCTTAGAAGAACTAGTTAGTATACTTGCGGATCCTGATGCTACTGCCACTGATGGTACAGCTGCGGCAGTTGCGGCAGCTGCGGCAGGTGCTTTTAATCCTTTTCTAGTTAAATAATCTATAACCTTCTGGCTCATTCTCTTATTATATCTCTTATTATATATTGGATTATTAACAGATTATTATCGTTACCGTAGAGTTTCACTCTTTGTTGTAAACCATAGTACCATACATGCTATAAGAGCAACACTGCCGCCAGCAAAAACACCCTGAATACGAGCTCTCATATCAGCTTCAGCAAAATCCGATACACTCCAGAGTGGTGTTCTACCTCGCGCACCTAATCGTTTATAATAAGCAATTACTTCAGATTCCAGAAGTCGGGGTTTTTGAAGAGTTTCATTCACTGTATTATGAAGGTCAATTGTCCATTTTAGAAGATCCTGTCGGCGATCTAGATGCTGTGTAACAGGTCTTACAGATAAATGTTGAGAATAATGCTTTCTACATACTTCACATGGTATTAAAAAAATAAGCGCCTCGAAAAACTCCTTTGCTGCTTTTTTCTGTGAATAATTTGGTTTTTCGGGATATCCAAGAGCAACAATATGAATTGTGTGCCAGAAAAGTGGACCCCATACCTCTGGTGGCATTTTTAACTTCATATCTCTCTTCTTCTATTGATAGATATATTGATATATAATTTTACGCCGAGGTCTAAACGTTGTAAACTACAATAAGTAGTAGATGTTTGCAGGTAATAAAAAACAATGCTGTACAAATTGTGGAGATTATGGTCATACATTCAGACAATGTCTCTCTCCAGTTACAAGTTATGGAATGATACTCTTTCGTATAAAAGGCGAGTGGAACCAAGCACAAGCCATTCTTCAAAGCTCAAGTATAGTAAATGGTCTTGATAATATACAGCAAAATATAGAATATTTGCTCATTCGCAGACGGGATAGTCTTGGATTTGTAGAAATTATGAGAGGAAAATATAGACTTCAAGAAATAGACTATATTCGCCGTCAAATTATGGGAACAACCGCTGCAGAAAGAGAAAGGCTTTTATCTGTTCCATTCGAAGAGTTATGGTGTAGTTTATGGGGAATTGTAACAGAGCAGCAAGGACAGTCATATAAATCTGAAAAGGAGATGTCTCGTGCCAAACTTGAGGCTCTGCGGGAAGGATATGTTCATGAAGAAACTGGCAATATGATCACTCTTAAAAATATTATGAATGAAGTTCCTGTAAAATGGGATACTCCAGAGTGGGGATTTCCTAAAGGTCGTCGTGATTACAGAGAAAGTGATTTTCAGTGTGCACTACGCGAAGTCAAAGAGGAAACTGGACTTACCGAGAAAGATATTTGCTCAATTCGGAATTTACAGCCAATTCAGGAATCGTTCTTTGGCTCTAATCATATTTCTTATTGCCATAAATACTTTTTAGCATATGTTAATCTTCAAAATACAATACTAATGGATAAGACTAATGAACATATGTCAAGAGAAGTTGGTGACATTGGGTGGTTTTCACTGGATGAAGCACTACGAATTATTCGCTCTGATAATGTCGAAAAACGTGAAATTTTATTAAAGGCCAGTAGTTTATTACGTAATTTTTGTCCGCTCCGACTGTTAGTCTAAATAAGTTCTAACCGGTAGAATAGATGGCCCATAAATACCAGTATCTTACAAAAAATGAACTTCTTGATTTATGGGATATCGATAAATCTAATGATTTATATGATTATCTTACATTGTATTATGACCCCCCTCTCTTTCCAAGATTTTCAACTGTTGCTATAAATACACGACAAACAGGTGGTGGAGAAAAGGAGAGTATTGAAACAAAAAGTGGACAAGAGTTTTCAAATTTCGCAGAACATCATTATGGACTATATCCTGATTTAGATGATCCCCGTTTTCACGAGAAACTGTTTCACAAACTGGAATTTGCTGAAAATAAACAACTTTCTTTGGCACAACTCAAAGAAAAAGCTGATCTGATCTGTAATCCAAACGCTGAATTTGAACTCAGTCCTGTTCAGCGATTTGTTAGTCGTTATTTATCTGCTCAATGTCCCTACCAATCCGCTCTTCTATATCATGGCGTAGGTGTCGGTAAAACATGCGCTGCGATTTCAATTGCTGAGTCATATCTCCAAATTTTTCCAAATAGAAAAGTCATTATTGTTGCTCCGCCAAATATTCAGCCCAACTTTCGCAGAACCATTTTTGATATAGAGTCTGTAAAAATAGCTGAAGATGAAAATACACCCAATACTCTTAAAGGATGTACTGGTGATTATTATCTTCGACGCACAGGAACTGATTATGAACGTGAAAAGGGTGTAATTATAAGCAGAGTTCGTGAGTTTATTAATGCAAGATATGAATTTATGGGCTATATACAATTTCAACGCTATATTGATAAAATAAAAGCGGAAGATCGATCGGATCCAGCAAAGATGCTTCGCCTAGAATTCGAAGGTCGCCTAATCATTGTTGACGAAGCTCATAATTTACGTGATGTTCCCGGTGAGACAGCCGATGATAATATAGATACAGCAGGTGGCGATGAAGAGATAGGTGATTCGGCAGCTGGGCGAAAACTGGCACCTACATTTTCTGAACTTCTACTTGCGGTTCATGGTATGAAATTAGTGTTAATGACAGCAACGCCTATGTACAATAACTATAGAGAAATTATTTTTCTTCTCAATCTACTACTCAAAAATGATAAACGGCTTGAACTCTCAGAGCCTGAGATTTTTGAACCGAACGGGAATTTTACAGCTGGGGGTAGAGAAAAACTAGGAAATGCCGCCGCTGCCTATATAAGTTATATGCGTGGTGAAAATCCTCTTTCATTTCCTACACGTTTACCCCCTTTTAAAATACGCGGAGAAGATGTTCCGAAACTGATGAAATGGCCCGACTATAATCCGAAAGGTGATCCAACAGGAGATACTACTAATGTTCTTAAACTTCCTCTTGTTCCCGTTAGTTATGAAGGCGCATCATTGGCCGCTTATGCTGAAATATCAAATCTCGCAAATCTGTCTGTTAGCAGCATAGATACAATGGTTCAAAGTGGTAACTGGCTCTATCCTGTAGAAGGTGTTGCACCTGAAGGGCGTATTCGTGATGCTGGATTTGACGCATGTTTTCGCACAATACAAGGAGGCTTTACGTTTGTTCAAGAAGATCCTAGCTGGATTATCAAAGAGAATTTAGGACGCGTCTCACCCAAAGCAAAATTTATTCTTGATGCTGTTCAATCAACAAAAGGAGTTGTTTTTGTTTATAGCCGTTTTATTAAATCTGGCGCACTTCCACTTGTTCTTGCTCTAGAAGCAAATGGATATACCGCATATGGAAGAGATACTGGATTATTAAAGAATGGTATACAAGCATCTGGTGGACGCCAATGTGCGAAATGTAGCCGCAAAGAAGAGGGTCATAAGGGCGCTGGACATATGTTCAAGCCAGCTAAATATATTCTTTTAACTGGAAAAAGCTCGCTCTCTCCTAATAATGCAGCCATGGTAGCAGCTGCTCGCACCGATGCCAATAAGGATGGAAGTGTTGTAAAGCTAATCGTTGGTTCACAAGTTGCGAGTGAAGGCATTGACTTAAAATTTATTCGTGAGATATATGTCTTTGATAGCTGGTTTCATTTGAATAAGATGGAACAAGTTCTGGGTCGCGGTGTACGTACATGCAGTCATGCTTTACTTGATAAGACAGAGCGCAATACAACAATTTATCTTCTTGTAAATGTTCTTCCTGAAGAAGATACAGAAACTGCAGATTTGTATATGTATCGCATTGCTATGACAAAAGCAATACAAATGGGCAAAGTTTCACGAGTATTAAAAGAATATGCTCTTGATTGTAATTTAAATATTGATGCGATTGTAATTAAGGCTGGTGATCTAGATGATATGACACAGAAAGATGGTCAATATGAAGATCGCGCAGTTAAGTTTGAAGATACAAAATTTACAGCAATCTGTGACTGGATTGATACATGCCAAGATACATGTGCTATTAAGATACCTGATATTGATAAAGCTACTGCGGATCGTTCAACATATGATGAGTTCAGCGCTAAATGGCACGAAGCTGAACTGAGAAATACAATTCGTAGATTATTTCAAGAAAATGAACAGCCAGCATTTCAATTTGAACAATTACAGAAACAAATGTCTGCTATTCCGTCAAATGCTCTGCGTAGTTTATTAGGGGATATTGTTGGAAATCAGGCGTTTTCAATTAGAATAAAGAATAAAGATGGATATATAGAATTTAGAAATGGTCTCTATCTATTTCAACCTTACAGCATGTTAGATACAAAAATCCCATTATCACTTCGTATTCAGGATTATCCAGTAAAGCGCGATTCGTTTGAGCCAATTATTGAAAAAATAACAAGATCTGAAGGTGTCACGAGAGGCATCTGGCCAATTGTTGTAACTCTTGCTACAGCAGTACAGAATGGAGATGATATACAGGATATCTTTGCGTTAGTGAATAAAGGATTAGCTGAACGCTACACGAACCCAGCTGAACTTGCGAAAGAGCAACAGCATATTTTTGGACTTGTTTGGTTTTATGAAACAATGAAAGAGAATGCGGATCATCGTAGAGTTTTAGCTGACGCATTTCTCGGTTTAGTATGGGATGAAATTCTTCGACCGAAAGAACAACTTGAACTTTCACAAGATGAAGCTGCAAAGAGAATTGGAGCTGAACAATTTATGAAGAAAGGGTCCAAAGAAGTATTCCGTTTTGTCGATGGACATACTGGTGAATTACGTTATTTATGTGGAGATAAGGCATGCGATATTGCTCTTGCTAAACTTTTTGATACAGATGCGGCGGATCCTCTCAATACACTCCAGGCGAACACTGGGACAACTGGACCCCTCTACGGATTTCTTGTACCCAATCTGAAGTCTGGTTATTTAACATTTAAAACGACAGATAAACCTGCCGCACCTGGAAAAGCTGTTCCTAAAGGTGGAGAGTGCGAAATTGTTACACAGATTGCTTTTCATTTTACAGCACTTGTACGGCTTGGAGATGTTTTAGCGGGCGCTGGTTTGCCACGGTTTGGTTTAACACTTGAAGAAATTAAAGGAGCGAGAAAGTTTCAAAATTCTTCACGCGCATGTAGTCTCTTAAATATCATTTTGCGATGGATGCAACTTTCAAGTGTTAATACGAAAAATTGGTTTTTTAGACCTATTGCTGCTCATAAAACAAAGCATTTAGTCTTAGCAAATAAGCCGAAAAAGATTAGAGCAAAAAAAGGAGCAACAGCAGCCGCAACGGCGGCGGTCTAAAATTGAGTTCATAATCAAACAAGAGTGAGTAGTAGACAATGGAGCACACAGCACTTTTTGAAGAGCGTGCTAGTTTAACCTCCCGCGATCTGCGAGGAGAAATTACAGATATTGATGATCTACTTCTTCAAAAGCTCAGTACACGAATGGAAGGAAAGTGTTCTCGCCACGGATATGTTCTTCCTGGATCCATGAAGATATTATCACGATCAATGGGATATGTTGAAAAGGGACGATTTACTGGTGATATTATCTTTCATCTTCAGCTTGAAGGAAAGGTTCTAAATCCTCCCGCAGGTCTTTCAGTAGAGGGTATCGTTGTACGTAAGAATAAGATGGGTATGTATGTTTCCTATGATAATGATGCTATCCGCATTATTCTTCCTCGAGACATTCACATAGGAAATGATACATTTGAAGCTGTACAAGTTGGTGAACGTGTAAAGGTTGAGATCCAGAAGTCTCGTTTTCAAGTAAATGATACATACATTCTAAGTATTGGAACCTTTAATGGAGTAGCTGAGGAGCCTGTTCCTGAGGCTGCCCCCGAGGTTGCCGCTGAGGCTGCTCCTGAGGCTGAGGTTGCTCCCGAGGCTGAGGCCGCCCCTGAGGCTGAGGCTGAGGCTGAAGATGAGACTAAATCCGAGGCCGCCTCCGAGGCTGCCCCTGAAGCAACCTCTCCTACGGCATCTAATGCGGAAACGGAAGGAAAGGTTGAAGCTGATAGCTATCTAGAAGATGGACAGTAAGGAATATGAAGAGAGAAAACAGTTTTTAGAAGATATTAAAACTCTTGTAAAAAGTGAACAAGAGGCTCTTTTTCGTATTCTTAAAACTGAAAAAGGTGAATATAGTGAAAATAGTAACGGCATTTTTTTTGATATATCCAAACTTTCTACACCGCTTTTTATGAAACTAAAAGAATACATGGAGTTTTGTCGCAAAAATCGAGACAATTTCACATCCAGAGAAGAAGAAGAAAGAAAAGCTCAAGAGTTAATTGGATCAACTAGCCATGGATCAACTAGCCATGGATCAACTAGCCATGGATCAACTAGCCAATCGGTCTAAACCTATAACGCCTTTACTTTCTAAAGATGCTTCAACAAATAAGAACTTGGATTGAAACGAATCCCTCTAGAGACACAAGTGTTGCCCCCATAGAGATTCGCATAAAAAGTGATACAGGAGATACTGTTGAAGTTGTAAATGGACCTGGTGGCTGTGTTGCTACACCACTTGATCCTCCCGGCCCTGTTTCTTTTTATCTATGGCACACAGACCCTCTCTATCGTGGAGGTGGATTAACTCTACGCAAGCAAATTCTTATGGAAACCTTACTTCAAATTGGTAAACTGATTGAAACTGACTGTAGAGGACATCGATGGAAGAGGCAGAAGATTTTAGAGCAACTTGCATCTCAACAAACTGCTGCTGTATCTCCTCCTCAAGATACACATGAACTTGATGAAGCCCTCTGTTTTGTTCTAGGTTATCAGAAAATCATTCTTGATGATATTCATAAAAAAATTCTCCATTTTCCGGCTGATTTCCGTGAATGGTCAGCTGAACACCCTGTATGGACAACAAGTCTTGGAACGCGGTGTGCTTTTCATCTGCCCGGCGAGAAACATCTGAGTACAGATCTTGGAGGATGGCTCTTAAGACAGGAGCAAGATGGATGGAAAATTCGCTGGCCTACTGTTGATGAGAAACTAGAAGATATTAAGAAGAAGTGTAAAAATTTAGATATTATACCAAGAGGAATTGATAAACCAAAGAAAGAAGACTGGTCAGCTGTTCTAGGTCGCTCACAAGCTGTATCCCATCTTCTTATAGAATTTCCTTGACACTGCTACTAAGTTTTAAGTTTTACCTGTACCAACAAATTTGAATGTCCGGCCGCCCAAAGGGAACTCTATATAAGTGAATAGGATAGACAATGGAACTAAATTCCGCTGAAGCTAAGAATTTACAGAAACGCATTGAAGATTGGATAGCTTCTCCAAATCAGGAGCTAGAAGCAACCTTTGGTGTGAATGGAAAAGTGGATGTTGTCACATTTCTTACTGTTGCAAAACGTCTGCGTGCTCGCGGGTATCGTTCTATTGCTCAAGAGGATCGAATGACTGTTACACTTCCAGATCACGTAAGATTTAGTCTTCAAGGTCTTGGAACTATCCAGGAATACTGTAAAGATGATGTTATGGCGGGTAAGAACTTTATCGTCATGATTAAAGACAGAACTGTCGCAGATGCTAATGTTGAGCTTATAGATTACGATGTTCGTGTTAAGGTACGCCGTGAGATTGGTCTTGATAAGGATGACGCAAAAATTCGTGACGTATTTACAACTTGGAAGCAGCAAAAGAAGGCATTTCGTGTTATTCGCAGATGGACATTTGAAGGTGAGGGACTTGTAATCGATCTCTCGATCGTTCGAAGCACTTCACGTGATATGAATAAGAACTATAAATGGCAGCGTCTATTCAGGGACCAAGATGTAATGGGTTCAGTGCCTGAATATGAGATTGAGGTTGAGCTTGTGCGGATGGAAGGAGATACACCTGAAGCTGCTATGAAACGTCTAGTGAAGGGTATAGGCGAGGTTCTTCGTGGTATCCAGAAACACACCTTTCTTCTAAGAAAGTCTGTACGTGATAAGGTTCTGCGCGGTTATCGTGATCTCGTTGGTATGGATAGATTTCGTGGTGTTGCGCCTGTAACACTTGAAATGCCTAACTTTCTGAAAGAGCATGATGAGGGCGTCCCTAATATTCGTGACGGTTATAATGTAACAGATAAGGCGGATGGTCTGCGTGTAATGGCATACTGTGATAGCAGAGGTGAGATGTTCATGCTTGATATGGGTCTCAATGTATATAAGACAGGTCTTTCAAACCAGGCTTGCCGATCTTCACTCATTGATGGTGAATGGATTACTCAGACAAAAGATGGTCGCGCAGTACAGCAACTCCTATTCTTCGATATATATATTGATGCCGATAAGAATGATGTTACGCAATTACCATTCTATTCTATAGATCCTCAGAAGGATACTCGCTATACTCATCTCAAGAATTGGGTTGTGCGGTGGAATGATAAGACGGTTGTTGCTGGGGGTATTACCGCATCCACAAAACTCCAAATTGTTATGAAAAACTTCTTCTTCGCAGAGGCAGGCGATACTGCTATATTTCAAGCCGCCACAAAATCGCTTGATATTAAGAGTATTTATAATACCGATGGTCTTATCTTTACGCCAAATGATAAGCCGATCCCAAATAAGCAAGTGTTCCTTTCACAGTTCAAGTGGAAGCCTGCACATGATAATACAATTGATTTCCTTGTGAAGTTTGAGAACTATACCGATTCCAAGGAAGAGCGTATTACAGTAGGTGTTAAGCCTAATACAGGTGAGACACTCACATATAAGACACTGCGTCTTCTTGTTGGCTCCAGTACAGACTCTACATTTGATAATCCTCGCGCAACTGTTCTAGAGGGCGCACCACCTGAACGGAAAAAGGCTGGTCAGGCATATCGGCCCGTTCCGTTTAATCCCAGTGAATTTGCCGATACCATGGCAAGTGTATGTTATCTTGAGATGCAGACGGATCCAGACACTGGCGAGAACTATGTTCTTACAGGTAAGTCAAAGGAACCCATTCAAGATAAGAATATCGTGGAAATGGCATACGACCCTTCGCAACCCCCTGGATGGAGGTGGATCCCTCTGCGTGTACGTATGGATAAGACTGAAAGGCTTCAGCGCGGAATTCTTGGACGCACTCTCAATAGCAGTATGACAGCTGAGAGTGTATGGAATAGTATTCATGACCCTATTACTGAGACAATGATCCGCTCTGGAACAGATGAACTTGGTGAAGATGAAGCTGAAGCACTAGATGCTGAGAAAGAAGCATCTGCTGCTGCGCGTCGCAAGTATTTTGAGCGTACAGCAACCGAGAAGGATCTGAGAATTGTGAAGGGTATGCGCGATTTTCACAATAAGCTGATCAAAGAGCGTGTACTCTATGCATCTGCTTTTAAGGGACGGGGAAAAACTGTTCTGGATCTGGCAGTTGGTAAGGGTGCGGATTTACAGCGGTGGCGGCGTGGTGGCGTATCCTTTGTTCTTGGATGCGATAATGCTGGTGATAATATCACCAATGCTGAAGATGGGGCTTATCGTCGCTATCTAGAAACAGTTTCTAAGGCCCCTCCTGGATCGGTTCCTCCTATGATCTTCGCAATTGCTGATACAAGCAAGCGTTTAATTGATGGAACTGGTGGTGAAACTGAGCAAGAGAAGGATATTCTTCGCAGCGTCTTTGGACGTATTAAGCCGAGTGGAGCTGTTCCGCCGTTTGTAGAGAGGGAAGGAGCTGGCAAGCTGAAGATGGGTGCGGATTGTGTTTCACTCATGTTTGCTATTCACTACTTCTTTGATAAGAAAGAGACATTCGATGGTCTTCTTCAGAATATCGCAGATGGTCTCAAGCTGGGAGGCTATTTCATTGGATGCTGCTTTGATGGAGAGAAGGTGTTTGATCTTCTAAAGACAACTTCAAAGGGTGGGCGTAAGACTGGAATGAATAAAGACATGCTGCTCTGGTCAATTACGAAACAATATGATAATGAGGATCTTCCTGAAGATGATACGGGATTTGGTCTTGGCGTCGATGTAGAATTTATCAGCATTGGAACTTCACACCGTGAATATCTTGTGCCGTTCAAGCTTCTTCGGGCAAAGATGGCAGATATTGGATGTGAGCTATTAGATGCTAAGGATCTGGCAGAGGTTGGTCTGAAGGTCAGCACAGAACTATTTGGAAATACATATACGAATATGGGTGGTTCAAGGTATGCGATGAATGATGCTGTTCAGCAGTTTTCATTCTTAAACAGATGGTTTATCTTTAAGAGAACAGTTGAGAAGGTGGCAGATGTTGTAGCAGTGAATAAGAAAGAGCTGCCTTCGGCACTTTCCGCACCCAATGCTAAAAAGTCAAAGATTAAGGTTGTTGGATCTTTGAAGGGTGTCTCTTCTGATGCCACAACTGCGTCTGGAAATGTCTTGGCTGCGCCAAGTGCTTCTGCTGCGCCAAGTGCTTCCGCTGTGCCAAGTGCTTCTGCTGCGCCAAGTGCTTCCGCTGTTGCTCCAGGCGCACCAATTAGCGCAGCGGCAGAAGCACTAAGCTCGGCTGCGCCTAAGCCATTTAGAACAATTCCTGTTGCTGAAGAGGGTGCTGCGCCTAAGGCATCTCAGACATATGCCGTTGGAGAGATCTTCCAGTTCTATTCTCGTGCTGCTCTTCAAGATAAATTGAAGATAAGTGACAAGGGTGCCGCGCGCTGGCTATCACCTAATGCGCCTTTTCCTCTCACAGATGGAGATGTAACTTACCCGTCCCTTGAGCATTATATTGGCGCAATGATGTATAAACTAGCTACGAATAAGCCTGATCTAGCTGTAAGTCTCTTCTCTCGCGATGGCTCTATACACCAAGAATATGTACGTCAGCGTCTAACTGAGACAGATGGTGGAACTAAGCCTCTCCCTGAAGATCGTGACTATGAACTCTTAGAGAATGAGTCGAAAGAAGTCAAAGCGGCGATGAAGGCAGCGGTTGTTAAAAAGTACAAGGGTGTCTTTGATGAAACTAAGTGGGCTACAGTCAAAGATGAAGTCTTGCGTGATGGTCTTACAAAGCGCTGGGAGAATGACGCGCGTCTTCGGAAAATTGTTGAGGCTGTGCGGAACCAGGGGAAAATCCTCTTGTTCTATACGCCTGGTGCTATCACAAACTTAGGAGGTGTTCGCCGCGATGATGGAACGATCGAAGGAGACAATAAGATGGGACAGATACTCATGGGCCTTGCAAAGTTCCCTGGGTATTAAATAACCAATCAATCCATTCCTCGCCATAATTACAACTTCCATTTAGATGATGGCGCATATGGTGGCCTCTATCTATAAAATTAGTTCTTTTATCATGTCGCATAATACCTCTCATTTGACAAATAAAAAATGCTACTAGCATTTGTTTTGTGTCAAAAGGAAAGAGTAAAATAGGTACAAAAAATCCAAGACTCTGAAATGGACTTTCAAACCAGTGTCCATGATATGTATCCTGCCAAATAGGTATCATTTTTTCATGATGTATTTTATGAAGGGTGTATAGATAAGGGGTATGAAGAAGACGATGACTGATATAGAACCAAATATCATATGAAACTACATGAAAAAGACATAATAACATAATAAATATTGTATATAACTCT